GTGGATTCGTTTTCCCGGACATCTTCACGGAGAAACTTTCCATTTGCTTTCACTGAACAGACGAGTTTATTACTATACATCATGGCACTACCTTTCCCGGTGTCCGACTAGCACCGTAGAGTTTAAAGTCAGATGGAGTGATGCAATTGTTTATATATAAATTAGCTAGATCTAGTCGATTCTCATCCAAACTGAATCACCCTGGCGGCCGCCCCACCATAGAGGAACATAATACATTTCTTTGAATCCCCATCTACTGAGGTACCACCCTATTTCCTCGTGACTTTTTTCACCCTCCCACAATTGAAAACTTTCGACTTCTAAATGGAATGATTTAAATGTTCTGATGTTTGGGCCAAAACTTTCTAGAACTTCATACGTAAAGCCCTCAACATCAATTTTACACGCATCGATTTCGAACCAGTCAATTAATTCGAGAAGACTTTCACCTGTGATTGCTAATACTTTTATCCAGTTTGGCGGAGGATATTTCGAGTGATCTGGGTCGTGTTCTTTCGAGACTTCAAGCAATGAACTAGTTCCCATCACATGAACATCATATACATCAGGAACGGCATTAAATTTAACTACTCCCGGCTTATTTGAAATTGCCAGTTGATAGGATCTAAAGTCTGGGAAATTTTTGATGATGCTCTTAAATGATACTGGATGAGGGTCTATGGTTACGACCATCTGAGGTTCAATTTCACAAAGTTTTCTAAAAATTTCTGCATGTTGTCCGTCTCTAGATCCTATTTCGACGAAGTTCGTAGGTTTTCTCCCAAATTCGTCTACAAATGTTTGAAAATATCTCTCCATTATCTTATATTTCCTTCCCACGGCCTGGGAGTATTCGGATCAATAGTAATATTAAACAACCCCGATGAAAATGCTGCATGATAATTTTTAATAAGTTTATTGATATAATCAGCTGGAACGTTCCTGTCTTTGTAATTTCCTGAGTTATAGGCATCCCCCGCCATTCCGATGAAATTTGGAATCCCGAGATGCCTTTCGCGGAAGATTCTAACGTTGAAGAACTTTACAACTGCTGGCATTGCATATTCATCATTTCCAGCCTGAAGCGGCGTAGGTGTAAATCCCATCTCATAAAAACAGATGAACATCAATTGGAAACTACTATATGAGCATGCGGCTGCTTGTCCATATTGCTGTACGAGTTCGAATTGTTTTCCTTTGCAATAGGTTCCACCGATGTCATAAGCATTTTCGTGTTTCGGTTTATTATTTTTTCCTCCTGAACTTTCACATAAACTAAAAGCACCGAGAAAAACTTGTGGGTCAACAGGCTCTAATGTATCATCAACAAGAAAACTCTGAGGAAACATAAGTGCTGGTGCCCATTTCTTTATTAAAGTCACTAATTCTGGTACGATGAGAGGCATAATTAATCTCCATATCGATCATAGATGATCCTTAAGTTTCTATCCTCTAGAAGCTTCTTGCTTCTGATATCGTTGAAATATTCATCAACGGTTCCGCTTCCTCTATGGAAAATGGGAAACATTTCTCCCTTGGGCGGCTCGATTAGAAACTTATTTGATGTGTTTTCTGGCACCTGTACGAGCTGGTAGCCGACATTAGCTGCTCTAATGCAAAAGTCGATGTCTTCGCATCCAAATGGATAGAAGATTTCATCGAGATAACCTATTTTCTCTATGACTTCTTTTCTTATCATCACACACCAGAAGGCGAAAGCTTCTCGTATAGTCTTTCCCACGGGTAGTGTAAATTTTATAACACCAGTTAGTCCAACTTCGGGATTAGCAAATGGATGCAATAATAGTTCTATCCATGTCGGATGGAGTATTATCACATCATCATTCAATAGAAGGACATATTTGCCAGTTGCGGCTTTCATGCCTTCGCTATATGCCTTAGGAGCTCCGAGAGGCTGGTCAAACTTTAAAAGCTTAAACGGTGCTCCCAGGTTTTTTACATATTCATGCGTTTCTTTATTACTTCCATTCGCAACAATAATTACTTCTTTGTCGGTTAAATCTGTCGTCTGTCTAATTGATTCTATACATGGTTTTAGATAATCATTTAGATGCTGTATAGTTGGGATAACAATTGAGACTTCCATTATTCACCAAATATTTCATCACCGACTGAGCGAGGTTTGGCCCCACCAAAACTCACCTCTGTCAAGTCGTCAAATTCAACTTCATCGCTTTCTTCAATTCTCATGTGGCGGTAACTAACCTTGCAAGCAATTTCACCTCTTGCTGCTCCACTTCTATTCTTACCAACGTATAGACGAAGTTTGTTAGCTGTGAACTCCTCTTTTGTCTGTCTGGCTACTAGAACCAAGTCGGCAATCATGGCCTTCTCCCAAGATTCTGAGAGGTTAGAGATGTCTGATTCCTGCCTGTCATAACCAGCTCTATTGATCTGTGAAGCTGTCCAGACAGGACAAGCGAATTCAGATGCTAATGCTTTTAGCTGCCTGTAGATGAGTCCAAGGTCTGACCGACGTTCAGTATTCTTGACCGAGGACTTCATCAGGTCTGCATAATCAACGATTATGAGGTCAGGCTTCATGCCGCTAGACATAATCTTACGTTTAATGTATAAAGAGAGCATCTCCTTCGTTAAAACTTCTGGAGGAAATTCCTTCAATAAAAGACGGCTCTTAGGATGTTCCTCTGTGAATCTTTTGACATAGCCATTAATAACAGATGCCGGGCTATTAATGATGTCAATAATCGGTTTCCCCGCTACCAGACAGTCATACCGAGTCATAACCTCAGAGGCTGTCATTTCCAGTGTGAAGTGGAACACTATCTTGTTGTTCTTCAAAGCCCAGTGTCCAATGTTTACTAGAAATAAAGACTTACCAAATCCGGGTGGAGCAGCAATGAAGTACAGCTTGTTGGGATACGCACCTCCTACTAGAATCTCATTCAGTCTCGGAGAGAAGGTCTCGATAATCTTAGCTTGATTGATGATGGTTCTATCACGTTCTCTCTGGTCAATATCATCAAGTTCCATTTCACCAAAGTCTGCTTCAAAGGTCAAATCATTTAATAAATTATAGATATTTGCCTTAATTGTTGCGAGGTCTTTCTCGTCCATTATGCCGAGACTCATGTTGGCATCGGCATTCTTGACGGAACCTACAATCTGTTGGGCATTCTTTAGGAGGACAAAACTTTCGAGTTTCTCAATAAGATATTTGATACTAGACATCTCATTAATATCATTAGCTTCTCGCCGGGTCATACCCTTTTCGAGAATCTTTTCGAGTTTCTTACCCTTAAACTTCTCTAAAATATAAAATCTGTCTTTGTTGGATAACCTATCTTTTATCGCTTCTACTAGCTGATCCTGTAGTTCGGTGTCCTGCAATACAGGCTCATCAAAAAAATGAAATTTTAATGCCTTTTCAAAGACGAACAGATGATGCTCGTCGATCGATTCCAACATGACATTGGCTATATTTATTAGCATGTCGTTGGAGATACTTATATACTTAGTAATCAATTATCACCTCGGATATAGTAATAAGCGGGCTGGCGGAAATGCCATTTAATCTCTCACCGTGATGTGGAATGGAAGACGCTTTGGGTAAAATGAGAGAACCCGCTTAATGTTATTAGAACGGAATGTCGTCGAAGGCTGAATCCTGAGGGAATGCAGATGGAGCCGGAGACGGTGTAGGTTCACCAGAATTATCGGCACCCGGTGCTGGGGCTCTATAAGGGCTCCTGCCAGTCGTGTCGGGAGCTGGTCCACCCGCCTGCTTGATGGCTCGATTCTCTTCCTGGATTCTAGCATTCTCCTGCTGATATGCCCAGGCGAAGAATGGCATTTCATTGATAACCCAGTATGCTTCCTCAGATGACATGATAAACGATGTCGACTTTTCCTTCATGGATGAATACAGGGTTACTGCGACGCTGAAGGCGAACTGGTACGGATCTTGTGGCCAGAGCTTCTCATTATTCTTGAGAAGATTGTCGACTCTCTTCATGAAGAGGCAGGACTTCTTCTTCTGACCGTCAACTTCAAAGAAGTGTTCGATTACATACCCGTCCTTGGGGATGTTAGTCTTGGCTGGGTTGAGGATGTTTTCTACGAATCGCTTAAGACGGAGGATCTCTCCGAGACCGAAAACCATCGAAAGTTTCTGGTCATAGTCGAAACGCTTTTCAACTGGGGCTCCGTTCTGTTGAAGCTGAGGTGCAATCTCAATCTTGAACTTCGTTGCATCCTTGTAGGAACCGAGTTCGAATCTCATTGTAGATGTCTTGTGGAAAAACTGCTCTGAAACGATTGTCTTGGGTGTCGCCATTTTAAGTCTCCTTGTGGTCGGTGTGAATGTTTGTATTCACCCTATTGTTTAATTCTACCATACTTTTGGTTGGCTGCGTCACGGGTGCTTTAATTATATACCCGTTTACGAAAATACCTGTTGGAATTGTTATTTTCTCGTGTCCCTTCTTGATTTTAATCTTCAACATGTTTCATCTCCATCTTGAAGTTTACGTTGTCTTTTTTGATGTGAAATACTTTCGATCGCATCTTTTCTAGCCATCGACGATTCTTCGTATCGTGTCTGTGCTTATAGTATCGATGGCCAGACTTGTTACTCAGTGCTCTATTCTTCTGTAACATATAGCTAAACGGGCTGAATTCGGGATAATAAAATTGAGCTCTACCAACACGTTTAAGTTCTACAATTTCTGATAGATAGACTTCTTGTATATTACCTGAATCAAATTGTTCCATGCGTCTTATCGTATTATTTTCATTCTTTAAAATCATCATTGCTGAAAGGCCATCACATAATAGAGACTGAGCTTCATCGGCTGTAGAGCACTTTATTGATAAGAAGTTCTCGGTAAAAGGTAAATGATGATTTATCTTATCGTTTTTAAGTTCGGGCACTAGCTCAAGATTGATAACTCGTCTGGTTCCAGGAATACAGCTTTCAACAGGTAGCCACTCTAGAGGTCCATATTCGGGATGGTCGACATACGTTAGTATTTCGGTACCTTCAGCAAATATAGCCTCAAACCCTAATTCGTCCTTTATTTTCCATGCATCCAATTCATCTGATGCTCTAATAGACGATAGATAGAGAGGTGTATGTGTAGAACTAAGAAAAGCATCGTGCGACAAGCAAGTGTTTACTTTCTCTCCCATTCTAAGCTGATGTTCTTGAATGTTATAGAGATGTTTGTTCAAAAACTTGGCTAGTTCTTCAGTTCTATACCTTGGCCCTCCCCATCGATTAGCATACACCGATATAGTATGAAGCAGGCTGAGAAGGTGGATCATGCGCCCGGCATCTTCAGGTCTTGTCTGACTTTGTTATCGATAATTGGTCTCACTCCGCCTGCTTTATTAGAATACTTTCTGTGAGCTACACCAACAGAGCTAGAATTCATATTGATTCCGCCAGAAAAATTGATTGATTGATCAGTCAAGAGCAGCACTTTACCGCACTTTTTGCAATTACCGAATTCTCTGACATTATAGTCAGAAATAGTAGCGATCACTTCTTGTTTCTTATTGCATTCCTTGCATTTGAATTCATAGATTGGCATTACCATTTCTCCATTTCTTTGAGGTTCTTACCACGATACAATTTATACGTGAACCGCGGAATTTCAATAGGTAAATTAGACGCAGGGTCATCAAAAAACACCAATTCTTGAAACTTTTTAGCGCCTCTTATTATATCCCCGTGGACGTGTTCAAATACCTTCATTTTGTCCCTGACTACGTCCAGGTGTTCGTCAGGTACGTTGAAAACGGCAGCATCAATATTCCATAGGCATTGTTTTACACCATACTCTCGGGTCAATCCGATGAACTCAAAACAGTTCACTGCCATCAAGTCAGTAGTCGTAGACTGAAACGGGAAGTTCTGAGCACTTAGATTAGACTTCCAGAGATTCTCGGAGTTCAGATCATCTTCAGAGAACCGTCTCATCCTCCAGGTTGGTGAAAATACAAAAGCATTCTTCTTCAGAAACGTTTGAAGGTATGGTTGATATGACAACATCCTGGGATATCGTTCATAGAACTTGGCCTTATACGCTTTCACATCTCCAACACTGACACCGGTTTCTTTAGCGATAGTGGATTCACCGCTATAGTTGAGCATAGCTAATACGAACAACTTAGCTCTATCTCTTTCCTTTTCGGTGATTTCGATATTTCCAAATAGCTCTTTGGCAAAGTTGATATAGAAGTCACCTTCGGTATTGAGGTCTGAAATGAGTTTATGGTCTTGGATTGCCAAAGCAGCCGAACGGAGGTCTGCAGAATCGAGGTCGACATATAAGAATGTGTGACCAGGATCTGCTAGAATATATTCCGATGGCTTTGTGCCTATCTTCATAGCGTTCAAGTTAGGTTTGCCATAAAGACATCTACCCGTAACTGTTGAGAAGATAAACATTTCAGCATGTAGACGTCCATCACCAGCTTCGTCGCACTTCTTTAGGGCAGGCTTGACGATCTGATCCAATTCCCATCCGGCAAATGCTAATGAACCTTTAGCCATCCCTTCTCGGTTTACTGTCAAACCATTATATTCAGTCTCTAACTTGACAGCCATTATCTTTGGGGCTATACAGTGTAGATGCTGGAATGATATTGGATTTTCCTCTATTTGCCGCCGGAGTCTAGTGGTGAGAGAGTATTCACCAGATGCATCTTCGGCACAATATTTCAGCGCACCAGTGCTGGCTTCAATAATCTGTTGTGGGGAATATTCCTTCCAGTGTTCGATATAATGAAGATATTTCTGTATGAATGAATATTGAGGGAAATTGAGCAGGTCTCGGGCGGCAGCCTTTAGATTATATCCTTCAATTTTTCTATTTTCACATAGGATATGCAACAGATGCATTCCATCGAGTATTCGATTACATTTGAGGAAGTCTTTGAGCGTCTTCCCATAGAATGTGCAGGTGCAGAATACCTCAAATCCAATATTCCAGGCGATTAGGGTCTTCGGTTTTTCAAACATATACTTACCGAATAATTCCTGGATTTCTTTGGTCTGTCCATTCCTATATGATCCCACTACACCTGGGAGATTTATATTCATTCCATGTCCCATGCCATCATCTACAGTTGAACCCAAAACCTTGATGTCTAGAAGGTCTTTATTCCAATACATCAACCCAGAGGTTTCATAATCTATAGAGTTGAGGTGCCAAGCTGGAAGATCCAACAGTCGATATAGTTGAGCTTTTACATCATCATAGTTCATGTGCATTTGAACTCGGGGAGAAAAGCCGTTCTCTACCACATCGATCGGCCATTGGAGACGGGCAGGAGTGGCTTTATGAATATATGCGTCTCTGATGCTTATTCTGAAGTTTTGAGTTGTTGCCATTAGCGTTGTCATAAATGATTCGAATGCCAAGAATGAGTCTGGCTTGGTCATCGTCAAATCAAGAGGAGGCATAAGTGCTATGAAATAGTGATGAGTTCCTCGTCTAACAAAATACGAGAACTTGTGGACATCTCGTTGTCCATTACCTGCCATCTTGTCAAATTCATTGATGTCTCTGAGGACGTGCTCATAGAGTTTAGCTCCAAAGATAATGAGGACTTCTTCGTCCTTAGGTCTATATCCTCTCATTGCATCGGTTCGCTTCGCAACTTTTAGGCTAATCTCGACTTCTTTATTAGCTTCTTTAATTTTCTTGAAGATGGATACCAGCTTTTCTTGACTGCCGGCTTTCTTCGCCTGCTCTGTGATTATAGTTATCATTTGTAGTAATGAGGATTATTTAGAATAAATAGAATCCTGATTCCCCTCCCTGGTTCAAAGTGTTCTGGTTTGTAAATAATAAACCAATTTATCCATTTTTCAATAATGGTTCCGACGGTATATAGATCTGCGGGTAGCATTTTATTGGCTTCTGTGCTTCGGCTCACAAAAACCCAATGATAATTTTCTGGCCTAACAGTTACTTGTGCGAATGACAGACAAGAGTCGTTTGTGGCTACAAATCGCCTTGATTCTACGGGTTCATCGTATTTGCTCATCATTATATGTGTTGAAAACTTGAGGTCATTTAGAATCATTTCACGTTCATATGATTCTTTATCATAAATCTTGTGACGCTGTGCTTTTGTTATTCTTGGCATTGGGCATTCGGCATGACGTTCATAAAAAGCTAGCCATCGAGCTTGATCTAGATATTTATCGTAAAAGGTTTTTAGATCACGCAATTTGAAATCGAAAATAAACTCGTTTGGTAGCGTCACTAGAGAACCACTAGTTTTACCGTCGTGAATAAGCCCGTGGACTAGATCTTCATACTGATTTATTACCATAAGATTATCCTCTAAAATTATAATGTGTTTCAATGTTTATATTATTCCTTTCGATACTATCTAGATGCTTGAAAGGATTATAGTCTAGTGAAGTATGATGATGTATATCGTCTATTGTTCTACGGATACCATCTTTTAGCGATATCTGGGGTGACCATCGACCAACACGAGATGTGATGATCTTGAATTTAGAGCTATTTACTCTGTGATTCCCAAGATAATCTGTTTCGGGAACCCACTGAATGTAGGATGTGTCAATACCTGCAGATTCGATCTCTTTGACTATTTCAGATGTTTCAACAGGGTCATTAGCGGCAATATTGAAGTCTGTATTAAACTTCATTATATAATCATTGGTGGCTGCGATTGTTATAGTCTCGCAGAAATCATCGACATGCATATAATCTTTGATTTTAGTCTTATTGAGGAATATCTTGAATGGTTTCTTTCTATTGCTGAGAACGTTGAAAATAGACTTGGCGATTAGCGAGTTCATATCACCGTTACCACCGTAACAGAAGAGAGGGCGTAAGATGCAATATTTTGAATCCTGGCAATATGCACGAATGATTTGTTCGCCCTCATACTTTGTAGTCGCATAGAGTGTTCTTGGGAATATCGGTGAGGTCTCATCAATCCAATCATCTTGAACCTTCTGAGTATCATAAATGACAGTTGTGCCGATGTACACAACGGGGATATTAAGCTGTTTGGCTAGAAGCGCAATATTATATGTCCCGTAGACATTATTTATGATAGCTTCTTTTGGATGGAGTCCACAGACATCAGTTCCAACAGTTGCGCCGTTATGAATTATGACATTGCAGCCCAGTTTGTGCAGCTCTTCTTTTAGGACATACATTCCAACAGGACTAGTGAAATCAATTTCTCCCTTTTCATTACCACAAAAGATATTGGGTTCATTTATTTCGCTATTGATGAATCTGATTCTACCTGTATCTTGAGCTACACGTATGAGGTTCTTGGCAATGAATCCCTTCTCTCCTGTTAGGAATGCTATTTTCATGCTACACCTCTTCCCATCATGTATATATATAATTTTTCAGCTTCTCTATAGATCTGATCGGGTGTTTTACCATCGATTTCGATAACCTTGACAGTAAAGAATGAACTTAGAAAATCTCGGCATAGTTTCTTATATGCTTCGTTCATCTTTACGATATTCGACAGTTTGAATAAATCATCACTTCTTTTCTGATACCTGTTTACTAGCTCAGCCTCACTCCCTACAAGTACAATTATACCATTATGCTTGATGAAACCAGTGAGTTCATTCCACCAAAGAGAAAGATCTTCTCCATAGCGTTCGAATGTCTGGTTATAGATATAATGAGTCAATATTCCCCTGTCGTGAAAGCACATGATCTTGCTATAGTCGCCTTTCCTGAATGTGTCTTTCAAGAGAGTCGATTTTCCTGTGAGGTCTGCACCCTCCAAATCGATATATACTGGTCTATTTAGCATATGCTCTTCACGAACCTCGCTTTCTTCAAACCGAAGAAGTTATTTTGCTTATTGATTGTGCCCATGTATACGTTATTAATGATCTTTTTATCTTCACAATTGATTGGGCTTTCCTCTTTATGAGCCCAGTAATAGATACGGCCCAAGTTGGAGATACCGTCTGATAGCCCTAGCACATAATATTTCTTGCCCGACTTGGTTTTCTTCTTCATGATTGTGTTGATTCTAAAGAAACAACTAACTTCTCGACCATTATCTAGATCGGCTGCATCTTCTAATGCAGACAACCTCAATTTATCACCATGTTTTTCAGCCACGGCGGCTCTCAGTCTGGTGAAATAGTCAACCTCAGTAAAGCTGATGTTAGTGAACTCGATTTCATTCTGGATAGTTTCGGTGAGGTCCCAAACTACAGGATCTTCTCTATACTTTCTTATGGTAATAAAGTCGTTATATAGCTCAGCTCTGCTCTTACCTCCCGCAATTGAATCAAGAGCTCCTGATTGGATGAGCGCCACAATGAGTCTTTTATTTTTGAGAGACTTGTTATCTGATTCGATAAGATCTTTGATATTATTAAACGGTCTCGACTTAATGATAGCTTCGGCTGCATCTGGTGTTACTCCTTTGACGAAGGTGAGCCCGAAACGGATATCGTTCCCTTCGATTTCAAATTCTTTTCCTGATTTATTGACATCAACCGGCAATACACGGACTCTATCTCTTTTGAGAAATTTGCCGGTAGCTCCATCGCAATAAAAAACTGAGGATGTCTGGATATGTGAGATATACTTGGCCACTGATGACGTTCCATATTTATCCTCCTTCGCTCTGAATGTATTATTGAGTAGTGCTGTGTAGAATTCAAGTCCATAGTGCGCCTTAAGCCATAATTCCCTGAATGATGTAAGTGTATAAGCATCAGCATGAGACTTATTGAATCCATAACGAGCGAAGGCCCTAATGAGGTCCCACAATTTCTCGGCTTCTTCCAATCCCATTAAAGGTTCGGCATTACCGATGAATTTGTCGTGCCACGAATCAACTCTCTTCAGTCTGGCAGTTTCCGATTTGGTTGATCGTTCATATTTGACAAGGTCTTTTCTCGACTTGTTAACCTCAACAGGAGTGAACTTACCAATTTCTCGAAAGATTCGCATGAAATCTTCCTGGTATACGATGATGCCGTAAGTGGCTCTGAGTAGAGAAGAGTAGGAGGGATGCACAAGGCTCTCCCAATTTCCAGTTCTTTTTCTCTTAGCAAATTCTTTTTCCATTCCCATGTCGAGGGGTCCTGGCCGAATGATAGCATTGATGGCTGAAAGGTCGTCGAAACAATCGGGCTGGACATCTAACGTAACCCTGTTGGCGAGTCCGGATTCGAATTGGAAGACTCCGAGGAGGTCTCCTCTTTTCGCAAGAATGTACGCTTCAGGCGATTCAATATCCACATCATCCCAGTTAATATCCACTCCACAACGATCACGTATGAGACGCATACAGTCGTTAACAACAGCAAGATTATTAAGCCCAAGTATATCA